CCTGGTCCTGCGTGGCTCTTTGAGCATGAGATTTTTTATGGGTTTGTATGCTGGGCTGCAACGACGACCTTCGCCTGGGTGGCGCGAAGTTATTACGAAGCAGATTAACGATGAGGCTAATATGAAACGCATAATCGACAAGATCACCAGCCGCAAGCTGGCGGTGACCGCTGCGGTGGGTGCGGTGGCCGTTACCGGGGCCGTAGACTTCACTTGGCCGATGGCGGCAGTAGTGTGCTGCTACCTGGTATCTCAGGCTATCGTGGACGCGAAGGTTGAGTGATTAGGCGACGTTTGATCGGGGTGTCTTCCTTCTGGTTTTCGGCACCTCCTCCTTGGAGTAGGGTCCGTTTTGCAGAATGTAGTCTTGGATATACGTTTCTATTTGAGGTTTAGTCCAGCGATTCTTACCACCCAATTTTCGCTTGTCTTGGTTCCATCGCTGCATCTGTGTGACTAAGCGTAATTGCGCCACCCTATCCATGCACCTCCAATCTTGTGGCACTACTGGCCTGGGGTAATAGTCCGCCACATAAAACTCTTCAATGCCCAAGAAATGGGTTTCGAGCCTAATAGTCGGTAAGTCTACCTGTATTTCCTTCACCAATTCACGAACCGCATCGCGCATTTTAAGGCTCGATCCGCGAAGGTCTTTTTTCAACCGATCCAACAGGGTTTTCATTACGCGGAAATCAATAGGTTGTTCGGGGGCAAAATCCAGTTTTTCTTCCAACGCATCGGCCTCGACGCGCAATGCTTGCATCTTCTCTTTGATATCGTCTTCGTCGAAAACCCCGACGTGAACCATCTCGATGAAGCGTTGCCGTGCGGCCTTGTTTTCGGCCAGCTTGCGATTTAAATGGCGAGTCGCTTTTTCGATGTCTCCATCTTGCCTTTTTTTCTCAGCCAGCACAAACATCTCATGTATCGCCTTACTGCTGAACAATTCTTCGTCGAATAAGTCTAATAGTATATCTGTTATTTGATCCTCCCTCACATTGCCGCGATTGCAATATGTGCCTTCTCTTTTTCCGTTGCAGCGGTAATATACCGTACCGCGATCCGCCGAACTTACCATTGCTCTGCCACAGTGACACCGTAGGATACCACAATACAACGCCTTGCCAACGCCATCGGCGTTACCAAATTTACGACGCCTTGCCAACTCTTTTTGTGCTTTGGCAAAACACTTTTTACTGATGATGGCAGGGTGTATATCCGACACGCGAAACACTGGTTGGGTTCGCGCCTTATTGTATACGACTCGATCACCCGTGTAGTTTTCGTTCTTGACCAGTTTTTTAATGGTGGCATACGATAGCGGCACCTCTTTGGCGATCTCCTTTATGCTCCACCCCTTGTTGACGAGCTCGAAAATCTGGCGCACCACCGCTGCATTTTCCTCAACGATTCGTAGCTTGTATCTTTTGCCGTCGATGTTGTACCGCTCGTATCCCAACGGCACCCTATTTGAGGTCCAGTACCCTTTGAGGGCCAGTGCCCTTAAGCCGCGTGTAACATCTTCTGATAAGTTGTCCGAAAAAAACTGCGCCAACAACTGCATAACGCCCATGCTCAGTCGGCCCCCAGCACCGGTCCCAAATTGCTGGGTCATGGAGATCAACTCCACATTGTTCCGTTCAAGCAAGTCGATGTAATGCGTCGAATCGCGCATACGTCGCGCAAAACGGTCAATCTTCCAGACTAAAATCTTCGTAAACGGTGGCTTCTTGGCGCAAGCCTGGTCGATCATCTCCATAAAAGAGTCCCGTGCCGTTGCCGGCTTGGCATAGGCACTTTCCTCATCCATGAAAATGTGCTCGTCGCGGATTGTCCAACTCTCCTCACTCATCCGGTCGCAATAGTCGCGGCCTTGTTGGATTTGTGCGTCGATGGACAATTTATCGAGGTCTTCGTTGCTCTTGCGGACGTACAGTGCTACGTATACACGCGGTGCCATCGTAACCCTCCAACAAGGTTATCCAACGTATTTAGGTAAGTGCAGACACCAGGCCGACGTTGGAGGACGGCTTTTCGGGTGCTACCCTAGATGTCTGCGATAGCGATCTATTATACGATGTTCCTCGCACTTTTTCAAGGGCTTTGTCGATCTCCTCGTCGGTCATCTCGTCAATCTGATACAGTATACCGGCGCGGTGGAGATCGTATATCAGTGTGGCCCCAAACTCGATCCAAGCATACGGCACCTCACTCATCCCAAGACCTCCCGATACCGTGCTACCAGTTGCTCTCGCACGTTCGCCACATGGCGGCATCGGCCCCGGAAGGTGTGTCCGGGGCACGAGCATGACCATCGGGGTGGTTTCCCCGGATTGCGTTTGACCTCGTAGTTGCCGGTCCGCCCCTGGACGAGCCACCGCCGCCTACGGGTGAGCCAACTCAATGGTGATCTCGTATTTGTCGCTGAGTTGGATACGATGGGAGGGGGTCAGGTGACCTTGCTCCCGCAGTTTTTTGAGGTGGTGCCGTACGGCGTTATCGGACCGCAAGTTGAAGAATTTGGCGATCTCGTAGGTGGAGGGGGTAGTGCCGGTTTCGGCGACACAATCTAAGATATAGTCCAAAATCCGAATCTCTGCGCGTTGCCACTGTTTCAATTCGATCATCAATCAGGATCTCCCCTTGGCCCGGAGTACGTTGGCGCACGATGCGCCCTAGCTGTTGTACACTCAGTCCCCCTGAGCGACAACTTCCCCCTCAGAGCTAGTTCACCTTAACGCACTCCGGGCTATGCTCGTAATATTCGGTGGCGGGTTGTTGGCCTATATAGACGGTATCCTCTCGCACGGTCACCTCGTTCATCGGCACCGCTACCCCGGCAGGGTGTATAGTTCGCACTACGCCCAGGCAGTGGGCGAAGGCAACAAGACGAGCGAAGACCTCTCGCGGTTCGATGGGATCGGGCACCGGGGCGTTGTAGACGGTGACGTGCCCCCGCCGCGTCCCCTCCCGTGGTGGGGTTGTGGTGATGGCGAGGCGTCCCCGCAGTAGCGTTTCGAGGTGTTCGGCCAGATTGGGGGGTAAGGTCTCCGCCTCGAAGACCTCGTCGAAGACGGCACTCACCGTCTGAGCACCCCCCCCTTGGCTCTTGGCGGTATTGATCAGCTTTTGGATCGTACCAATGTCGAAGGGTTGGTCCGTCAGTCCCTCCCACTGCGCCTGGATGCGCTCTAAGCCCCGTTCGGGCAATGGGGGCTTAGTGGGCTTGGCCTGGGCCGTGACGGACGTGAGGAGGTCACTCAGTGCGTCCATCGTCCTCCGCATCCCTCAGTCGCACGATGCAAATCGATAGCCTATGCATATCCACGTTCCGTCGTTCTGTTCTTTGGGTGGGTCCAGGCGGGTGCTATAGCCGCGTGTAGGCCAGCGGTCATAGCACTCCTGGCGTTTCCGTTCGATCTCTTTTTTGGTGTCCGCCTCAAGGATGATCTTGATCATCGGTGATCTCTACGATGACGATTTGATCGGTCTTGTCACTCCGCCGGAATACGTGCCGGATCTCCGCAATCCATTTGCGGGAGTCATCCGGCAGTGCTCCGGCTTTGACCAGCCCGTCCAAGATCATCTTGGCCCCGAACGATTGGTTGTCCGGATCGCGCCGGGAGTGCGGCCAATCGAAGACCAGGGTGACCCGGTCATCGATGGGCTTGAGCCGCTGGGCCTTGCAATTCCACGCCACCACCTCGGTGGCCGTCTTCTTGAGGTGCGCGTAGCGGGACCAGTGCCGCTTGGTCTCCGCCACGGTCTCATTCAGCGTCGGGAGTTCGGCACTAATCTGTAGGACTTGTTTCACGGCCTCGGTGGCCCTCCACCGCGTCGAAGGCTTTCCTCATTGAGGGCCTTGATCAGTGCGTCCGCGAGGTCCACCGCACGTTGGGCCGCGTGTTTCTTCGCCAAGACCCCTTGAGCGAGCACCCCTTGCAGGGCAAGTGCGGCGAAGTGCTCCCGCTTGCTCATGCCGCTGGCGGCACTAGAAGGGGAGGTCATCGTTGGCCAACCGGTCATCCTCCACCACGTCGAAGGCTTTTTTCACGGCCTCAGTGGCGTCTGCTGCTTTGGTATTCTTGAGGTCGGGGGTCTCGCCTACGACGTACTCCCAATCGCGGATGGTGGCCCGGATCTTGTCGGTATGCTCGTTTTTCTCGTGGCGGATCTTATACCGGACTTGCCGCCCTACCATCTCGACGGCCTCATCGAAGACCTCGTTGAGCTCCTCATTCGTCATATCCGCATCGCGGAGGAGGTTGCGGAGTTCGGTCAATCTGGCACGGGGCGCGAAGCTGATATTGCAAAACTCGTAATGCTGCCAGGGGTCACCCGACTCCATCATCGTGGTGTCGGAGGTGATGACGATGGCGATACGGTGTACCTCACGGGTGTTGTTTGTCAGGGGATCGCGGTAGAGGGACTCCATCTTGCCGTAATCTTTGATTTCGGTGATGGTGCCGATGTGGACCCCGGTGGGATGGGGATCGTAGTTGCCGACAGGACGTTCAGGGGGTTGGAAAGGCATAAGGCATAATCTCCAATTTTATCAATGGGGGTAGGATGCGTAGTAGCAGGTACCCGGCGATAACGAGGATGAGGATCGGACTTACCTTGACCAAAAAGCGCATAGTTTTGCCTTTTGATTAGTCATTTTTAGGAGCTTGAGGGGGGGATCGTATACGAAAAAAGTATTGCGCGTTTGCGCAAACGGTAATATCATTACGCACAGAAGCCTCCTTTCCTTTAACGGGGTGGGTGCGCTTCTATTCGGCCCGGATGGGTGTATCCTACCCATCCGGGCTTTTTTCTGGTGCCTAAAGAACGAAAAATAGGGGGCTATAGCAAGTAAAAAAAGAGATCGGCCGCACCCTGTCAAGAAAAAATTGCGCCCTATACTGTCGGCCGCCTGTGGGGGTATATTAGAGGGTGAGGGAGGACCGACCATGGCACTATGGACAGAGGATAACTGGCCCCAACCCCGCTGGCCCAACTTCTCATTTGTAGAATTGGCCTGTAGGCATACAGGCCTCAACGAAATGCGGATCGATACGTTGGATCGGCTGCAAGGATTGCGGAAGAGGTACGGCAAGCCGATGCGGATCACCTCCGGGTACCGCGACATCACCCACCCCAAAGAGGCGGTCAAGCACGATCCGGAGGGCAACCCCAGAGGGGGGCCGCACTATACCGGTCGGGCCGTTGATGTAGCGGTACGTGGGGCGGATGCCCTCCACCTACTCACCCTGGCCCTGGAGGTGGGATTCACCGGCATCGGCGTCGATCAGCAAGGGGACGGGCGGTTTCTACATCTGGATGATCTCCAACCGGAGGACGCCTTCCACGTGCCGCGTCCCTGGATTTGGTCGTACTAACAAAAAGTGGGTCAGAAGGCACCACCCTCCTGACCCTAGCATCCACCACCACAGATACCCGGAGGTACTTGTGGTAGGGACTGTTAATATACGAAGGCTACTCGTTGTCCGCTATACGAATATAATCCGCCGCGTTGTCCGTCAACCGTTCGCGGTCATCGAAGTAGCCCAAGGTGGTCTTCACATCCGCATGGCGGAGGTGGGACTGCACCTGGGTAGGGGATGCCCCCCCCTCGATGGCGAGGGTGCAGCACGTATGCCGCAGGGTATGGGCCGACACCTCGTCCAACCCCACCCGATCCGCATACCGCCGAACGATCAGACGCACCGACTGCGGCGTCAGTCCGTGACCCTCCGAACCGTGCGCGACGGAGATAAAGACCGGACCCGTTGCGTTGCGCCCCCGCACCGTCAGGGCCTCCCGATAAGCGGCGAGGGCCTCTAAGGGCGGACCGACCATCTTCACATCTTGCGCCACCCCCGACTTAGTGTCGGGTAGATCGAGGACGGTGTGGACCCCCTCCCGCCGGAAATGCTCCCAATGCATCCCCGTAACCTCCGACCGGCGCAGACCCCCGTAGACCAGCACCAGTAGCAAAGCCCGGTCACGGGTCCGTTGCAGGGCGTCTGCCGTTGCATCGACGGCCACCAGCAGACGGGTGAGGTCGTCCCATGCAACGGCTTTGCCGCCCACCCGCCGGTCCTCCCGAAACGACTTGACGAGGCTCTTGTCCGCCGGGTTGCGCTCGACCAGACCCAGGCCGATGAGGTGGGCATAGAAAGCCCGGATCGCCGCCAGCTTGCGGTTGATGGTGGAGCGGGCTTTCCCCGCCGCGTGGAGCTCGTTACGCCATCGGACGACCTCGTCCGGGGTGACGGAGCGGAGCGACTCCGCTCCGATCCAGGCGAGGTCCGTCACCCGAAAAAACGCCATTAAGTCCGCCCGGTAGGCCCGTTGCGTGGCGGGGGACAGTTGACCGGCCAAAAAGGACGCGGTAGGATCGATAGGTGCGATGGTCCGATATACGGATACGGCCGTTGCAGTTGTCATTCTTCGTCTACCTCCACGATATCGTCGGGATCGGGGATCTCGATGTGGTTGATGGATGCGATTAATTGCATCAGGATTACGGCCGTCTTGCTAGGATTACGTTGCCCGGTCTCCCACCAATAAACCGTGATCCGGTTGACGCCCAACAGTTGCCCAAAAGCGATCTTGCCCAGGCTCAGGCAAGATCGCAAATATGTTATCTGGATGGGCTGCACTAGTCCTCCAATTCGTCGCGCAGTGCCTCGAAATTGTGGATGGACATAAAAAAATACCTCCTGTGAGAGTGATGGTGGATGCTAAAAAATAAGCTAACAACGTAAACGCGTTCGGTCAACCTATTTTTCGGATTTTCCGATGTATCCGTTGGCCCGTTGTTCGATATTTGCCGCTAGCCGCTATTCAATATTCCGATTTTCCGATGTATCCGTTGGCCCGTCAAATCCGTTGTGCCCGAGAGCTCGCTTGCGATAGGGCGGATCGAGACCGAAAAAAATACCGGCACCCGACGCCGTAGGGGTGCGCCGGGTGCCGGTGCTCCGTCAGAACGCAATAC